ACCTACTTCCTCATGGACAAGGGTCGCATTCGGATGATTGACGGTGGAACCAAGATTGTTGAGCCGCTGATTTACGGAACCAACAGCACTGTTGCTTCGTACTCGGGCTACGACACGCTGAGCCTCACCGCTCAGGAAGGCATCTCGGCTGCCGAGTTCGACTGGAAGCAGTACGCTGTTTCTATCGCCATCTCGGGAATCGAAGAGGCCAAGAACAACGGCGAACAGGCTATCCTGAACCTCCTTGAGGCCAAGGTGATGCAGGCTGAAGAGTCCATCAAGGAAGGCTTCAACCAGATGTTCTTCGCTGATGGCACTGGTAACTCGGGCAAGGACTGGAATGGTCTTGGAAACCTCGTTGAGGCTTCTGGCACTGTGGGCGGCATCAACCGCGCTACTGCCGGCAACGAGTTCTGGCGTTCGTATGAGGAGAACACCGCTGGTGCTCTCACGCTTGCCCAGATGGCCACGGCGTACAACACGGTGTCGGTTGGCAACGACCATCCCGACATGGTGCTGACGACCCAGACTCTCTTTGAGAAGTATGAGTCGCTGCTCCAGCCGCAGTTGCGTTACACCGACACGAAGACCGCTGATGCGGGCTTCCAGAACCTCCTGTTCAAGGCTGCTCCCGTCACCTTCGATGTGCACTGCACCGCTGGTGTCATGTACTTCCTGAACAGCAAGTACCTCACCCTCGTTGGTCACTCGGGCAAGTGGTTCGCCCAGACCGACTTCGTGCGTCCCGAGAACATGGATGCCCGCTACGCACTCATCATGTGCTACGGCAACCTGACGGTTCGCAACGCGAAGAAGCAGGGCAAGTTGACCGCTAAGACCGCCTGAGTCTTTCTGTCAAAGTGGATGGCCCACCCTTCGGGGTGGGCTTTCTGCTATCCGTATATAAGTGTGGTAACGAACACAACGATAGTTGTAGGTCAATAGGAAGGAATCGCAATGGCCGCCAAGAAAAAGTCAGCCCCTAGCGCCAAGCCGCCCGCTGGTGGTGGTGGGGCAAAGTCCAGCAATAAGAGTTATCTTGATGCTGGTGTTCGCAAGGCATTGAAGAATGTGGATTGGACTGGTGTCGGTCGCATGATGCGTGACGCCAAGACCAAGGCTCGTGTTGCTGGTGCTGCTGCCGCCCAGAAGGGCGCTGAAGGACCGAAGCGTTCTGGTAAGGTTGCTACGAAGCCGACCGCCAAGCGTTCGCCTCGTTCGGGAAGCAAGGGGTACTGATATGGCTGCTCCTCGTGGAAAGAAGCCCCCGACTCCCGTTCCCCCTACTGGTCCGCGTGGGGGCAGCAGGCCTCCCGTTCCCAAGCCCAAGGTAGTTCCTGGGATGAAGACAATTCAACCAGTGCGTGGACCTAAGCCGCCCACTTTCGGTGGCATTACGCAGATGCCTGGAGCAGCACGTCCGAAGCCTGCCGCAAAGAAGAAGGCTTCGACCCGCCCCGTCTATATCAAGAAGTAACGATTCCGCCATCTAGTGATGGCTGGAGTACCTTCTTATTCTTTATACGGCGAATCCGCTATGCGCGGTTCGCGACCCTACGCTACGGCAGATGCCCGTCCAGCACCCGCTGGCGGGATGCCGTACGTTGGACACACCCGCTGCGCAGCCAATGAGGAGACATGTCAGGGCGCGCGTGCTAAAGGCACGCCGTACTGCATTGGTCACCTGAGGGCTTTGGCTAAGGCTCAGGAGGACGCACGTGAATCTGGCTGATATTCGGGCTAAAGTCCGAGCGGTCGTCGACATGGATACAGTTGACCTGTCCAACGACCTGCTGGACATGTACATCAAGGATGGCTACGAACGGCTGATTGCTGTTCAGCGCCGCTGGCCTTTCTTTGAAAAGACTTTCTCTCTGTCAACCACAGCGGACCAAGGAAGTTACACAATCTCGTCCATTGGGACAGGCGACGTTCTTGAGATTGCGTCTGTGGTTGACACCACTCTTGGAGGCAACCGTCTCACGTTGATTGCCCATGAAGATGGTGAGTCCGTGTGGAATGCCCAGTCCGATACGGCTGGGCGCCCATTGCACTTCTCGTTCTGGGAACAGAAGATTCATTTGTGGCCTCGCCCCAATGCCGTGTACACGCTGTCTCTGCGTGGCTGGCGCAAGCCGATTGATTGGATGGCGAACACAACTACGGAGGTTGACGCTGACAGCAGGTTGCATCAGGCGTTGGTTTATTATGCGATTGCTCAGGTGTATCAGTTGCAGGAAGATGTCGAATTGTCGACATTCTATCGTCGCTCGTTTGATGAGGCTATTCGCCTTGTGGTTGGCGATATCTTCCGTCCTTCTTCTCATAGGCCGATGATTCTCAGCGGTTCTCGTTTCCACGAAACATCGAGCGGATTCCAGTATCCAGTTTACTACTGATGATTGAATCAATCCTTGTCAACGATTTTACGGGTGGCTTGAACTATCGTGCTGATGCGTTCAAGTTGGCCGACAATGAATCGCCCGACCTATTGAACGTCGACATCGACCCACGTGGTGGGTTCTCGTCGCGTTGGGGGATGAAGGATTACAATACGACAGCAATTGGCAGCATTGCTTCTGGCTCGTTTACTCCACGCCGACTGTTTGCTTGGGATGGCCCGAGTCGCTATCTGATGATAGCGGCCAACGACAAGGTATACCACACCACATCTGGTTCTGTGTCTTCGTCTATCGCAACGACAGACAACACCTATGGTGCTTCGTTTGCACCGTGGTCTTCTTCGTCTACTTCGTATGTTTATATTGCTTGTGGCGCGTCGTATGCGCCCAAGAAGTTTGATGGTACGACCACCACAACTTTGACCGCCAGCGGCCCAGCCGCATGGCAGGATTCGTTTGCGTCGCCCACTGGAACGCACATGCCCAAGGCGGAGTTGTGTACGACACACATTGACAGAATGTGGGTTGCGTACACTAAAGAAAATTCGACTAGTTATCCAAACCGTATCCGCTGGTCTCATCCCGGCTTTCCCGAATCGTGGAGAGAGAATGATTACATCGATGTTGTTGACGGTGGTTCTGGGATTACTGGCATTGTTCCTTTTGGCGACCAACTGCTAATCTTCAAACCCCGGGCAGTGTTCGCCCTTAGCGGGTACGACGAAGAGTCGTTCCAACTTGTGCCATTGACTACAGAGATTGGTGCAGCCAATCCCCAGTGTGTCGTCAAATCCGAACAGGCGTTGTTCTTCTTCTCGTGGCCCGATGGCGTATTCGCTTACAACGGTTCTGGATTCACGAACATCTCGCAGCCCATTCATCCAATCATTGACGAGAATCTTATCAACGAGAACTCCTTGACGGGCATGTACCTATCATGGGTTGACAGGGCACTCATGTTCTCTGTCCCATTGGGGGCTACTCCGTTGACTCAGGATACGTATGAGGTTGCTGGTGGAACGTACGATGCGTCCACCATTTCTTATGGTGGCGCAACAAAGGCAACTAAGCCAACCGTAACTTTCGTTTGGGACCCCGCCATTCGTGAGGGTGGGGCATGGACTAGATACAAGACTGGCGACAACTATGGCATCGCGCATGGCACGACTTTTCTTCAGAGTGATGGCTCTCGTGTTCCTGTTGCACTTCATCCCTACCATGCTCGCATCTTGCGAATCAACCAGATTACCGAACACTACGACACCATCAATGGGACTGTCTACAACTTTGACTCCTACTATGTGACCAAGTGGCAGGATGCCCAGAGCGTGAATGCTCGCAAGTTCTGGCGCCGACCAGAGATGGTTGTACGCCAATTGGGCGAAACAATCTCCCTTCCTGTCAGCGTCTATCACGACTGGAATACTGCCGTGTCCGCTCGGACATTCACGGTCGATTTGGATGGCGAGTATGTTGAGGGCGGATATGGCTCGTTCGGCCAATCCGACCTCGGTAGCGACCTCGTAAAGGGCCACAATCTGGGTTTGGCCAATAGTGTCCAGTTGAAGATTTCGGGGGACGCAGGGAAGCCCTGGGGGGTCAATGCGATTACCTACAAGTACAACCCGAGGCGGGTGCGTACCTGATGGCTCGCAAACTCTGGACCGCCCCTGGTGCGCAGTTCTTGACAGGGGATGACGGGCGGCTGACCCGTACCATCCTGACCAATCTGAACGAATACTTCAAGCGCCACATCGGCTTCTGGGGTCGCTATACGGGTACTACGGATGCGAACGGTCGGCTCGTCATTACCCACGGATGTGGCTTCGACCCGCTTGTGGCGACCGCCACAGAACACTATGTAGATACATCGGCCCACGACATGGGTCCATTCCATTTCCATGAGATGACCGACACGACCATAGATGTCCATTTCCTCACCAAGTCTGGACAGGACAGGGCAAGCCACAACGTGGACATTTGTATCCATTTTGTACCCCAAACTGGGGAACGATAAAGGCTATATGTGATGGCTAATTTGACCGATATCGGACTGTGGTACGAATCCCAGAGGCGACCCGCTCAGCAGAAGCGGGACGCCAGTTTGGCCATGAACTCGTACGCCCGCTTCCTTTCCCAGCAGCGAGGCAACCGTCAGGCCATGGACATTGACGTTCAGGGAACCAAGGGCTTGGGCAAACTGGCAGCGCAGTATGGTGCTCGCGGTTTGCGTAATAGCGGTATCCGTACTCGTGGTGTTGGCGAGTATGGCGCTGGTTGGGCGCGCCAGAAGCAGGATGTGCTTGACCAGATGACGCAAGACATCCAGCAGTTGGACCTTCAGGATACTGCCGCTCAGGCGGAGTATGACAATTTGTTGCAGGAGTTGGAGCGGGAAAAGGAACGACGCATCCTTGAAGCCGCCATCAGTCTCAATAGTGTGCGTCCTTTCTTGGGGAGTTAGTTATGGGTCGTAGTGCAGATGCTAGTGAGGGCGCAGCAAACGCTGCGGCAAGGGCGAGAGCAAAGGCTGCTGAACCTTGGAATCGTACGTCCGCTAATCTTGCTACAGGCAACGTCTATCAACCTGCCAGCAACCGCACCACGGGTGCCGGTCGACGCGATAAGACGTGGGACGAGATGAGTGACAGTGAGCGCAGAAGCGCGCTTGACAAGGTTGACTGGGAAGGTCTTGGCAAGATGACTGGCACCACGCCATCCGCTAGTGGCGGTGGCGGCGGTAGCGGCAGTGATAAAGAAAAGAAGACGACCCTCAACACGGATGCACTCAAGAAATATTATGACGATGCACTGAAGGCGTTGCTTGCCACTGTTGGTCAAAGCGGAAAAAGCATCGATGAGTCTGTGGCTCGCATGCAGGCCAGTCCCTACAATACTGCTAACGCTTACGCAAATCTAGTTGCCCAAGCCCCGACCGTGGCCGCTAATCCGATTGCGGAGTATGCCGCTGCAGCCGGCATTTCTCCAACAATGGCCGCGGAACAGGTTGCGTTGTCGCAAGCGCAGGGTGATGCGTACACACGGGCGATGCAGAATGCTATCGATGTTATGTCCACATCGCAGCAGCAGGCCAACGCTTCGCGTCTGGCCGATATTGGTTTGATTGAAACTGGTGCTCGCCAAGATTTGGCGAACAACCAGTTGATGTTGCAGTTGGCTTTGGAGAAGGCGCGTATCGGTGACATCACTGGTTTGCAGCAGCAGAATCTTCAGAATGAACTGAATATGCGCAATGCTATCACTTCTCAGATTGGCAGCATTTTTCAAGGTCAGAATGTTGCGCCTGAATCAATCTTGAAGTTGATTGAGTCGGCGCTTGCGAAGTTGAATACTAATAAGTGGAGTGGCGTGTAATGAGCGACTATGGTGTTCAAACACTTGCAGACTATTTGGATTCGTCCACTGGAGTAAAGAGTTACGATACCACCTCTTCGCTTCTTGGCAATCCATCGTTTCTTTATGCGAATGGAATTATTTCTGGCGACCAGTTGTATAGCAGTATTCAGAATCTGCTTTACGAGCCGATTGATATTTCCACTGCGGATTGGCAGACATTTGAGAATGACGCATACAGAACTGGTGACGATGTTCTAAGCGAGGGATACTCGCTTATCAAGCAGGGCATGTCTTCTGACAGAGTTCTTGCTGCCCTTTCAAAGAAGTACGCAGATTCCTATGGGTCTTTGGATGACAACGAAATGAATCAGTTGACTTATTTGAAGTCAAATCTTGATTCATTTTCCAAGGCTTGGAGCAATGCCCAGGATATTGAGGCGAAGAAATCTTTGGGCATTTACCAAGAGGATGAGAATGGAAACATTCTCGCTCCCGTTGATTGGAATACAGGCTTCCAGCGTTTGCGTGGCATCGGCCTTGACCAGTATCAGGCTAATCCCGATTTGTGGCGCGCTATTCCTGACGCTGCTTATTTGTCGCAGGCTGAAGCGTTGCAACAGCAGATTGATACTTCTGCTGTTGGCATTGAACGTCTTGCCAAGCAGACCAATAAGGAATCGCAAGCAACTGCCGAAGATGTGTACGCAAAGACGAAGAAGGATTTTGTTTCTTCTGCGATAGAGAAGAAGAAGAGCAAGACTCAGCCAGATAACTTTGCTTCCATGCGCGGGACGGGTGCCGTGACGAACACCAATGCCTCCAAGGGCGCCACAAAGACGGGCGACAATTTTGCCTCCATGCGAGGTACTGGTGCAACCACAAATACCAATGCTTCTAAGGGTTCCACAAAGAAGGTGGACAACTTTGCATCTACCCGTGGTACACCCGCTACGTCGCAACCAAAGCCTTCCAAGAGGGAACTTGAAATTGCTGACTATTGGGCGAAACTTGCTGCGTCATACGCTGGTCGCGCATCGCAAGAAACCAAGTCCAAGCAGATGCAGCAGGCAAAGAACGAACAGGCGAGTCTTGAACGTCGACGCGACCTTGCTTTGCAGCAGGCGCGTCAGAACACTTCCGTTCCTGGTTTGCAGATGGCAGCAATGGCGCCTCTTATCTCGCAGTCGCTTTCTCGTGGCGGTGGCCGCAGTGCCGGTCCGCGTGTTTTGTCGGATGCTGAAATCGAATCGATGTCTAATATGATTGCTGGAGGCATGCAGTAGTGGCTAATTGGGACGACCTCCTAAACCCATTCACGCAGACGAACACAACTGGAACGAAGGCCAAGCCCAAGACTCCTGCTGTTATTCGACGTGGCGATGTGTTCAAGAACGCATTTGCGAATGTGCCCAGCATGCAGAAACCACCCGAGCCTACGGGATGGAAGGGCGTCGTTTCGGATGTTCTTGGCAGCCCCATTGGCAAGGCTTTGACTGAAGTTGGAAACATTGTTTCTATTCCTGGCCGCGCCGTTGTTGGTGCTGTTGAAGAGTTCCGCGATGCCGTTGATGGCAACCCGAACACACGCGCGTCGTGGGATGATTTCACCAAGAATGTTAGTGACGAGTCGTATGGCTTTGGCACTTTTGCTGGTGATGTGTTTGGTGATAGTGGATTTGGTAAGTGGGCAAACAGGGCGCTTGGCTTGGCTGGCGATATTCTGTTGGACCCGACTACATGGTTGACGCTTGGTACCAGCAAGGCGTTGACAGTTCTTGATGACGCTGGCAATTTGGTTCAGGGCGCCAAGGCGCTCCGCGTTGCGGGCGCCGAGGGTCGTATCACGTTGGCTAAGCGTGTGCTTGAAAAGACTGGCGATACGGGACTGGCTTCTCGGGTGGCTCGCTATGGTCGGTCTGCCATCAAGGACGCTGATGTATTTGAGAAGATTGGCCTAGATAGGGCTGGTCTGTATTTCATGGGCAAGCGTTTGCCTGGTACTGGTCGTATTGGTGAAGCGTTTGAAAAGGGTTTCACTACGATGCGCACGTGGTCTGGCGACCACATGTTCAAGCGCGCTAATGAACTGTTCAATCCTCTTGATGCGAAGGCGGCGCGTAAGGCGCTGCTTCGTGGCACCACATCGGATGAGACCGTGGGTGAATACCTGTATATGGTTCTCTCGCGCAATAAGCAACTTGAGAGCGCCGGCGCCGCTGGACGTGCGGCGGCTGGCGAAGTCAAGCAAGTGCTTGACAAGTATGGCGTTTCTACTTTGCGTGATGCATCGCAGAAGGTGCGCAATATTCTTGAGCGTGGCACGGTTGTGGAGGCCGCTGCCGATGACAGTATTGAAATGCAGATTGCTCGCGACGTTCAGGGTTGGCTGCAGGGCAAGTGGCAGTCTGTCCGCGATGAACTGGATAAGTTCGATACTGAAGCACCGCTTGGTCAGGTGGACAAGTATTTCCCACACATGCTGACCGACAAGGCCAATCGCATGATGGGCGATGTGGCCGATGCGCGTTTGTCTGGTATCCGTGAACAAGTATGGAATCCGCTTGACCCCGCTGGTTCATTCAATCATCGCATGGTTGAGGGAAGCGATTTCTTCGGCTACAAACTTACTGCCGAAGACCTTGATGGTGGTGTCGATAGGCTGAATGAGATTGCCCGTCAGTATGGTGACATTGATTTCAACTTCTTTGAGACTGACTTGACTACCGTTCTTAGCCGATACGTGGACCAGTATGCCGACCAGATGGGCATTGTGGCCCGCAAGAAGTATCTGGTTGATAAGGGCGTGTTCAAGCGTATGAACGAGCGTCTTTATATTGACGAAGATATTTGGAAGGCTTCTCGCAAGAAGGTTACCGAAACGACCAAGGCTCGTTCTGCCGCCTCTAAGAAGGCGTCCGAACTTGTCAATGATGTTGTTAGCCGTGTTGAAAAGTTGTTGAAGAAGGCCGAAGAATCACCCGCATCACGGCTGGAGCAAGTGAATGCTGGCGCTCGTTCTGTGTTGCGTGAATCACGCGAGGCGCGTGAAGCAGTGTACTCTGCGAAGAAAGCACTCTCAGAAGCGTACGATAATCTTGCCGTTCAGCGTGGCGTTCTGAATGCGCTTTATGATGAGAATCCTCCCGCTATTGTGACTGCTCTTGAGGAGCAGTTGGATGCTGTTGTCAGCCAGGTGGAATCTCTCACATCCGAAATCGATAACCTTGATTGGGGTAGCGCGTACACAACGGGGCGTCTGCGGAATTTGCAGAAGGAACTGGACGCACTCAATGCGCGCGAACAGTTGCTATATGAGTACGGTGATGTCATTGAGCGCAACCTTGACAACATTATTGCTGGCAAGGACGTGCCGGGATATGAGAAGTTGGGTTCAGCGGTTCGTGGCGGTTTGTCACCCGAAACCCGCGTTGAGGGTGGCCGCGAACTCCTGATTGCTGGTGGTGCTATTCCCGCTGCCGAAGATAAAGAGTTGTTCAATCTCATTCGCGATACCTTGAAGCGTGGCAATCGTGGTGGTGATGCTGGCGAGTGGACGCCCAAGAAGCAGGAGATGCTCCTGCAGGATTTCAAGGCTCGTGGTGGACGCATTCGTATTGAACGTGAAGGTGCAGCCAATAGCACTTGGTGGAAGAACGCCAACATCACTGGCGATATCACTGAACGCGAAGTTATGAACATGAATCCGCAGATGGTTGCGGATGTGGTCATGAAGGCCAGCAAGGGCGAGGCAACGCTTCACGAAATGCGCGTTGCTGCGCTATCGATTGCTTCTAGCGACACACAGCATTCGCGCGAGATTTGGGTGAAGTTGTTTGGCGATGGTTCTCAAGAGGGCGCTGGCATCATGGCTGATGCCGCGCGTTCCGAACTGTTCTTCAATACCGTCAATAAGTTGGGCAGGAAGAAGAATCGTTTCCTTCGCCTCCAGTCATGGACCAGTAACTCGGCCAAGGTGCAGGACGATATTGTTGCTGAACTTTCGCGCTATGCGGCAGCAACAAAGATGCTGAAGATGGTATTTGAGAAAGATGTGGATGCGGCCACACCATTCACTGGCGAAATGCTAGATGCCATCATTCAACAGGATGATAGTTTTGCTCCGCTACGCAAAGCATTTGAAGGCATTCTCAACGATGGCGAAGATGATATTGTTACCCGTGCCTGGAGCCAAGCGGACAACTATTCCCCGCAACTTGGTGGATATGTAATTGGTCGCGAAACATCGCGCCAGCCCATCAACTTCACCTTCGGTGAGTTCATTTCATCTTTGCAGAAAATTGTAGACGATGTTGAGGATGGCGCGGCTCGCCATACTTTCAACTTTGAAGTATCTGAAGCAACCAAGAATCTGAAGCAGGGTGCTAATATTCCCACTGAAAGAACATTTGAAGTTGTTCTTGCCGACTACATTGGCGAATTAGGTCCCATGGTTGATAACGACCAGCCATGGGAAGATGTCATCAAGTATATTGAGGACATTGTTTATGGGGACCCCGAGACTCGGCGCCTTGCTCGTCAGTCCCAAATGGGACGACTCCCAGTCACCGGACAAGGACCCAGTGCGCGACGCGTCCAGCGTGTTACTACTGGTCCAGACATGGCAGTCTGGACTGGTGGAGCACCAGAAACCAGAGATGTGCTTGATACCATCTGGGGGCAAATTGATGAGTACAAGAGAGAGTTGAACTCTGAAGAGTTCTCAATCTTTCTTGATGCCAAGCCGGCGTTCAATGACGGCAGTAGTTCTATTTCTTCCGTGTTGGTTGATGTCAACGGTCAAAAGAAGAACCTCACCAGTCTCGCTGCCGATGAAGCCGAAAGGAAATTGGCGAACAATCTTATTGAGTTCTGGTTCCGTTCTGAAGTCACATCGCGTTTCGATAAGACTGTTGAACTATTGCAGCCGTTTGGTCTGGTGCCCACACAGGACTACTACCGTCGAATTGTCAACGAAGTTGCCAAGACGCACGGCGAAAACATTGGTAGACAGATGGATGAGATATCTGCGGTATGGAACAAACTTAGTTCTTTGTCCGATAATCTCAATAGGTCGGCTGGCGAATACGCCACCGACCCACGACGACTTGAGAAAGAAATTCGCGCCATCGCTGATGGCCACGGAGAAATCATTGCGCGCTTCGGTGGTCGTGTAGACGCCAGCGATTTGCGTGACCGTTGGATTCGTGTTGGTGGAGCACGTCCCGCGAACACAGGTGAGAGCGGAAAGATTGCCAAGGCCAATCGTGTGCTCGCATCTTCTACGGCTACTGCTGAAGAGAAGTTACAGGCGCGGGAGATTATCAATTCTTCCCGCTCTGCTGATGTTCTTGAGTTGGAGCGTAATAAGATTTATGAAAGCGAGATTGTGCCCTGGTTCAGGTCGCTTTACGGTCGCAAGCCCAGCAATCGAATTGAGGCTTCCGAGGCGTTGCGTGAAATGGCGACGGTACACAAGGGGTACGGCAAACTTTCTTCTGATGCTTCGTTTGGTGAGATGAAGAAGTGGGTCAACACCGTCACTCGTGGTCTTGGTGATTCGCTTCGCAATATGCGTAGAAACGGTGGTTGGCTTTATGAGGCCGCAAACCCATTTGTGGATGTGCGCAAACTTCGTATTGGTTCTGGTGGGGCGCCGCAGGATTTGCCTTCTCTTTATTCAACTGCCCTGAGAGTCAATTCAGAAAAGTATCAGCGTCTTGCCGCCGAACTTGCCGGCGAATATAAATCTGCCGATAAGGCATCGCAGGCGTTTGCTGCTTCTATCGCGCCTGCGGCACAAGCGCAGACGCTTACTGACGCCCTTGTGTCTGGCAAGCAGGCCGATTTGTTTGAGGTTGCACGAAGCGGAAATATTCCTGGGCAGTTGGCTGGCATCGACGTTGAAGAAATTGAACGTGCACGTGTGGCATATCAGAAGTATGTGAAGATGTTGCAGACGCCCGAGTATGCGTCAGCAACGGAACGTCTTGACTTGCATGAGTTGCTGAATGATTTGGCTGGATACGATTTTGTTGAGGACGTAAAGTTCCCTGTTCGCAAGCCTAAACTGAAGGTGCTTCGTGAGCGCATGTCCGCTGGCGAAAAGGTGTATGAACTTACAAGTGGTGGCGGTCAATGGAAATATAAATTGGCTAGCAACCCCAAGGAGATGTTTGCTTCTGGCGAGAAGTTGTACGTTCGCACCAGTCCATACAATAAGCCCGCGGAGTATGCTCTCGTTTCGTCTATTGATGAGGCCAAGAAGTATGGTGGCAAAGTTTTTGTTGGTGAATTTGTGGGAAAGCCTGATACCTATAAACTTGTCAAGAATCCCAGCGACCTAGTTCAGGGCCGCATCTATGTGGTGCATACGCCAACCGATTTTGCTCCGAGTGCTGCGAGCGTAGAAAGAATGCAGAAGCAGATTGCGGACATGAAATCTCGTGCCGCATCACTGCGAAAGCAGGCCGACGATATCGATAACAATGCCAAGGGATGGTATAAGTCGAGTATTGAGGGCGCTGATGTGCGTGACCTTGACGCTCGTCGCAAAGCGAAGGCGCAGTTTGATGCCGACAAGGAGAGGGCATTTGCGATGCGTAGCGAAGCGGATAGCCTCCAGCGTACCGCTTCTGGCTACGAATCTAATCTGCGAGATTCATTTGAAGAGGTTCGCCCCACAGCGAAGAATGCTGCCCTACCCGATTCGTATGAATACACCCCATTCACTCCTGAAGATGTGCCTGGCCAGCAGAGGTTTGTCCGCGAATCGGGCGTCGGCAACGACGCCAGATACCGTCAAGTCAGCGATGCCGAAGTGAGAATGGGTGTTCAGGACAAGTACGGTGGAGTTCTGTACAAGCGCAGAATCAAAGAAAATCCCATCATCATGACGCGCGCCGAATACGCTTCGCTGTTCGTCGACCCGCAAGATATTGCCAAACAGTACGACAATATGCAATGGTTGATTGCGCAGCGGCAGAAGCGTCTTGCGGAATTGAAGAACCGCATGTGGACGTTGACTGGCAGGGGTCGTGATGCCACGAAGATGGCAGCCGATGTTGCTAAGCAGCCCAAGTTGCAGAAAGCAATTCAGGATTTGTCATACGAGATTGATGTAATCAATCGCGAGTTGCCCGAGTTGAATAAGCGTCTTGAGTCGCTGGCTCCTGGCGTTCAGGAGAGTGCGCTTCAAAAGGCGCATTCGTTGCAGCAACTTATCAAGCGTGGCGACATCCAGAAGGATGAACTACTTGAAGGTCTGAGGGGCGCAACTGCTGCTCAGAAGATTGCTGATACCCGACGCACTACGCTTCAACGCTTGTGGTCGGAATCAGAAGACTCCAAGGTAATCAACGAAGTCAACCGATATGCCAATTCATTCCAAGTTGGATTGGCCAATCGTGTTACGTCCACATCTGAGGAACTTGTTCGGCATTCCAATAATCTGCGCATGAAGGCGCAGGAATCTTGGGGAGTGTTCTCCGACGCCAACGCACCCTACGGTATCACAGAGAGCGGTGTCATCCGTCAGGAGCCTGTTGTCGGTGTGGCTGGTGCGCGTCGTCGCCTATCCGAAGTTGATGAAGAAATCCGTGGCCGACTTGAGAATCTTACGAAGGCCACGCAGAATCAGTTGGATGCTCTTGAGCGTTTCGATACGCTGACCAATGGTGGCTTGTCCCCGACACAGGCGATTGAACGAATCGTTGAAGAGGTCAGTGCCCTCAACCCGTCTGACGTTGCTTATGTCCGCGCGTCAGAGTTGGCGAGCATCGCCGCTCGTCGCGCCGAACTTCGCGCTGAAGTTGATTTCTTCTGGAGCCAACGCTTTGCTATCGCGAAGGAATTGTGGACGGGCAAGAACGCTGCTGCTGGCCTGGACTTGAAGCGCACCCGTCAAATGCTGGTGGACAACGCCGAGAAGTTGCGAGCCGAGTTGGACAAGTATCGCCCCGATTGGGATAAGTCTCAGGCTGAACTCATTGATTGGGCGCAGTACAAGGCAACCGACGCTGAGCGTCGTCTGCTCAAGGCGGAACTGGAATACACCCGTGCCTCCGTGCGGTTTGACCAAGCGCGCACACAGCGGATGCGTTTGGAATCCTGGCACAAGAGCGTTGCTGCTCCGTTGCGTCAGGAACGTGACAGCATTGTCGGTGCTTTGGATACCATCACGAAGAGGTTGGAGGGCAAGGAAGGCGGAGACTTCCGTGTTGCCGAAGTTCTCAACTGGCTTGAAGAATACGATGACACGTTGTATTCTGCTTTGAGTCCCGATGATTTCTCGGCAATCATGCGCCTGAAGACCGACCTTCTTGCTTCGCAGAAGACCTTGCTTGATGCCGATATCGCCAAGGACTGGTCGAAGATTATGTTTGATGCCATTGAGAATACCCAATGGGGAGCCATCATTGAGCGCGAGGCTAGCAAGGGCTGGGAGAATCTTGCCAAGCATGGAGGATTGCCCTCGTATCAGGCGAGAGCGGAGATTGCGCAGATGGTGCAGAACTTCAGCCGCATGCGTGAACCAGAGTTTGTTCGTAGCCTCAACAGGTTCCTTGGTGGATACACAGGCTTCTTCAAAGCGTACGCTACCGCTTCGCCCGGATTCGTTGTGCGCAACTCCATCAGCAACACGTTTGCTTTGGTTGCGGCTGGCGCTTCGCCACGCCGCATGTCCGAGGGCTTGGGCATCTTCCGCGAATGGCGTGAAGCGTTGAAGACAAACTCGGTTGAGAAGTGGCTTGCTGGTATGAGCGAAGCAAAGCGCGTCAAGGTTCAGACAGCCATCTCCGTTATGGATGCTTCCGGTTACGGCAAGGCTGGAGAAGCGTTTGCTTTGTTCAAGCCGAATCGTCGTTGGCTTGTGGAGAACAAGTACATCAAGACGTTCCGCAACGCGAACGAAGTTGCCGAGAACTCTGCTCGCTTTATGCTCGCATGGGATTCGGTTGTCAAGGGTGGAGATTTCGACATGTCAGTGGCTAGGGTGCGACGCCACCTGTTTGACTATCAGAATGTCAGTTCGGCTGACATGGTTCTACGAACCATCATTCCGTTCTGGTTCTGGATGTCGCGCAACTTGCCGTTGCAGTTGACCAACCAGTGGCTCAACCCGCGCGCCTACAACATCTACAACAATGTGATGAAGAACATTGGTGGCAACGAGGAGGAAGACCCGACGCTTCCGATTTGGATGCGTGAAGGTGGCGCTGTCAGATTGGGTGGTGACTTCTTCTTCAACCCAGATGTGGGCGTCTCTCGTGTTAGTTCCGACCTTCAGGCTTTGGCTGACCCGATGCGTTTGATGTCAGATGTCAACCCCGCGATTCGCCTGCCATTTGAGTTGGTGGGTGGACGCAAGTTGTACAACGACACGCCATTCTCGTCCCGTGCTCGCGAGGCCGTTGGCGGCCCGCTCTCACCTGCCGTACAGATGTTGGCAAATCTTTTGGGTCAGAGCAAGATGACACCCGATGGCCAGCAGGGAGTCACTGACAAGTTCAACTTTGCTGCTAGGAGTTTGATTCCTGTGTTGGGTCAAGCGGAACGCTTGTTGCCCGAGTCGGATTACGGCAAGGAGCAGGCGCTGTCGTCGCGTCTAGCATGGCTGGGTATTCCGATTCGTGAGGTTACGCAAGCACAACGCGACGCCGAGTTGCGTCGCCAGCAGAGGGAGGCGATGTGAAACTCTGGAAGGGCAAGCGCACCTACACAGGATTTGATAAGCAGGCTTCGGGCAGGCGCGCTGGAACACAGAAGTTGATTGACTATGTGTTGTTCCTGAATGGCGGGAAGATTCGGAACCTTGGCTCGTTCATGGTGCGTGACATGCGAGGGAAGGCGGGGAAGCCCAGCGTCCACAGTACGGGGCGGGCTATTGATTTCGGTTACACGAACCGTGAGGATGGCCTCGCTTTGGCGGACTTCTTTGTCCGCAACTGGGAGGCTTTCGGTGTTGAGTTGATTGTTGACTACTATCCGACGCCCCATGGGCGCGGTTGGAATGTGACTCGTCTTGCTTGGCAGGATTACAAGAAGCCGACAGTAAGCGGCGCCCCCTATGGGCGTTGGCTCCATGTGGAAATCAGTAACGAGGTTGCTGATAACGCCGCTTACATCGACTTCGTGTTCGCACTACTGCTTGCTGATACTAGAGGTCACGACCCCTCTTCTTGAGATAGGGCTTCCTCTAGCGATTTGGCAATCGCATGGACAATCATCATCATGTCTAGGAACGACATGACTTCACCATCCTTGGCTTCGTAATACTTGCGTAGGAACTCTTTGGCTCCATGTGCGTTGACGACGAGCGTCAACTCAAAGTAGGTGTCGTGGTCGTGCTCAATTCGTCTGGCTCGCGCCTCCAAATCGGCTATGTCTTCTGGGTCGAAACCCTCCAGGTCACTCACGGCGGTCACCACCCATCACCCTTAGCACCACGTTGATTACATCGTCCACATTGCGGACGTTGTTGTAAGGCATGCCTTTGGAAATAACTGTCGCTTTGAGGCTGTCCAAGTCAGTCAGCAACTTCTTGAGTTCCGTTTTCCCCATTGCCTTTGGCATTGCTTTCTTCCTCCATTCTCGTGGCGATAACTTCCGACATCTCGGCAATCTGGTCGATTGCCTTGTCGTTGTCGCCAACGACATAGAGAGTCAGGGCAATCAAGAGTGCTTCCATTTCTATGTGGGTCAATCTTTCGTTGACAAACATAATGATTATTCCTCCTTGAGGTTGAGAACGAACGTGTTCATGAAGAGCATTTCTGAGATAACGGAGTATCCAACAATGTCCATCCATGTGTCGATGAGTGACTCGTTGGATGGTTCGGCTCCGCTTTCAAGAAGCGTCGCCAGTCGTGCCAGTTTATCACACAGTCGAATCATGAGACCGACATGGCCGAACTCCAAGATGTTGCTGTGCCCGTAATCTCGTTGCTTGCGCACGAGTAGGGCTAGCATCTCTTCGGCGTTCCATTGATTGCGGAAACGCAGTTCGTTGACTGCCATGTATGCGAGGTCAATGATGAGCAGGCGTGGTGTTTCTTCCTGTTCGCGCACCGCCTTGGCAAGGCGAGTGCGATAGAACTCGATGTGTGGCCGGTGTGCTGCTTGCGAACCTGACGTGCCATCCCATTCTGTTACCGTGGCATTGGCTGCGTCTTCCCAGTTGTCAAACATCTGATACCTCAAGTTGATGGAGTGGTTGGTGAGTAGTTGTCGTTCCAGTTTGGCCATTGCTTTACGGGCAAGTCGCCAAGCGTGTGGCTTGGATACACCAAGGCGTTGCCCCAGTGTGCTGTATGAGATGCCTTCGTAGAAGATGGCTTCAACGCAGAAGCGTGATTGCGGGTCAAGGTTTTCAATTGCTTCCTGTACCGCATACACATGGTCTTTGCCTGTGTCGTATGGGACATCGCCCCATTGTAGCATCCACTCAGATTCGGATGCCGGCAACGAAGCGAAGTTGTCCATGTCAAATGACCCCATCATCCACCTCGTCGTAGTCGGGGTTGATGAGCAGGTCGGTGACATCCTCTGGCATGAGGAGATAGCCACGGGCGACGTTATCGCCCTTGGTTCCGAACAACTTCATCTCCATCTTGGAAGCGTTCAAGGTAATGTACCGCTTCAATCTGGCGACGGACACAATGGTGAACGCCCCGTCAAGATTGTATTGGTACACCCACCACTTGGCTTCCGTCACCATCAGACCCGATGGCTTCCATCCGCGGTTGCGTGGGTTCTGTTCAACTTCCACGACCATGCGACCATTGCGGTAGCGGTCTGTCTTGACTTCAAGATGACCTGAAGAAATGTCGGTTAGGAATCTGAGGATGATTTCCTCTCCGTCCTGCCCGTGCTTCAGGTCTTTATCCCAGTTGGGTTGGCGTATGTCGTAGGCGCTGTTCATTGTTCACCTCTTCGTAGTAAAGTTCAAGTCCTCTATCCAATATTTGGGCATCAACTTCGTTGGCTAGTTTTTCGGCAATCATGCGCCATCGGGCTAGGCTGTTTCGTAGCCGTTCAATCTCGTCGGCGGCAGTACGGTCGATAAACATGGCGAGGTCAGCGTGTGCCATACCGAGTTCATGCCGTAGGCGCACAATCTCGTCGGCGGCATCGAGCATGAGTCTCGCTAAATCAGTGTCATTCAACGGGGTGAAGTTTAGCAGTCGGACACCGATGTCTTCGCTCATGCTTTTATCGCAGTCACTTTGACGACTTGGCTATCGTCTTTCCATGCCACGCCGTTCAGCCCGTCAAGAATTGTTTTGACGTAGTTGTCGATGTCGCCACGCAATTTGGTTTTGACATCAACGTCAACGCGCTCAACAATAACTGCCGTGCCTTCCGTGTCCACCACGATGTGAACGGCGACTTCGCCTTCAAACATGGGGCCATCCCATGCGGCAGCGATAATCTTTTCGGCGTTCATCGTTTTCGCAGGGGTGTATGCGATTGTCTTGCCACCTCTAGAGGCGAGCCGTGGCCTTTCCTTCGGGTGAGGTCGGCCCTCTATGTAGACTGCGTGTGACCGTATGCTCGCGCCAACAACTTTTCCAGTTCTCGTTGACCCGCTTGTCCTCTTGCTAGGAACTTTCCCCATCGTAAATCAGCGTCCTCCAGTATTTGACGTGCGTCGTTTGGATTGAGGTTAGAATCACGACATTCATACGCTAGGCGGATGAGTGTCGTTGACCTGTCCCGTCCCTCAAGTGGGCCATCCCTAAAGATAGCACGACCTGTGGTTGTGAGGCGGCTAACGGCATTGCGCAAGTCACCTGACGGTTCAGAGTATTGGCGTACTTCTGCTTGTGGTGGGCGGTACATGGAAGCGAGTTTGGTGATGCGGTCGCTGGGCGTGAGGTTCTCTCTTGCTTCCCACAGGAAGCGGTCAAACTGAATCTCGTTGCCCGACTTGTCCACCATGACTCGCTGGCCTGAACCGACATTGGGATAGGGCAGGCGCACGTAGTTGCCGACTTGGCTCGTGGCTAACGACTCCTGCTTGGGGTTGACTTCCTTGGGTGGGAGTTGAACGACATCATGTGCGGCCAAGAACATTCTGCGCATGTACTTGGCCTCAATGAGTTGAGGGGTGAAGACCCAGACGTGATAACCACGGCGGGTCTTTTCTACCCACGACTTGACTTCCACAACGGAGAACGCATCAGCAAGCAGCCATGCGTCCTCTGGGCTGTCGTAGTCAATGTCGCTACAACCCCATACGCACATCGTCTGCCCCTTGTACGGGACACATGGGTACACCCCGATGTGTGGGCCGGTAGTCAGGTGCTCACGGAAGTGCTGCCTAGTGAGTTCCTCTCGCACACAACCACCTTCCCATGCGCCATAGCAGTCGCCACGCCCACGGAAGAGGGAGATGTAATCCTCAAGGAGTTGCTCAGTGAGCACTGCGTACCTCGCTCAAGAACTGTGATGGCAGTTCACCGTCACGTAAGCGACGCAGGCGTCCCGTGCCATGCTCAATCTCAAAGTCAATGTCGTCCAACAGCGTACCGCCAGGTCGCTTGTTCTTGACAAGGTTGAGCGTGAGGGTATGGGCGTGGATACGGGCGTTGTAGCGGAGCATGTCGAGTTGTTCCATCGCCCGTTCACTGGCAGATGACTTGTCCAGTTTCGCTTCAAGTTCACGAATCTGTGACTCAATCTCAAACCGCTTGCGTCGCACACCGATGATGTGCGTCGCCTGCTGTTCGCCACCGAACGAACCAGACGAGATGGTCATGCGCCTACCGTCAGCACCAGACGAACGTGATGTCTGATGGAGAATCAGCATCGGCACATCGTGCCTACGCCCCCATGCTTTCATCGTGTTCGCCTTAGACGGCACGTCCTCGCCGCCACCTTGAAGCAATTCAAGATAGTCAAACACAACGAGGTCGGGCTTCTGTCCCCACACGTCGCACACTTCGCCCATCGCTTTCTCCATGTCCGACAAAGCCATCGGCTGGTCGAACACGGCGAGGTTGGGGAAGTAGTCGTTGGCTGTCTCGCGAAGCAGGTCAATCGCACCCGAATCATCGGAGGCAATGAGGCGCTCCAAATCGTAGGCGTTCACGCCGTGAGTAACACAAGCCAACTTGATGAGCACAAGGGTGCGTGGTTCGTCTGGGACGAAGTACACCACGTTCTTGTTGCGGTTGGCTGAAAGCATTTCAAACAGGGTGAGCGTCTTGCCCGAGTGCGAGTAGCCGATAAGCAACGCCATCTCGCCGGGGGCGATGCCACGCATCTGGTCATCTAGGTCTGCGAACCCAGTGTAGATACGTTCGTGTGGCGACTGTGCCCATCGGACAAACTCGTGAGCGGCTTCGTCCAGTGGACGGTAGTAGTTGTGTGTCTTGACTGCTGTCTCCACAGTAGACACATTGGGGAGAGGCTCTTCGCCCCTCCCCAGTGCGTCCCACCTAGACAGCAATTCTCCGCTGTCTACTGCGGTCATCAGGCTCCCTTCGGAGGCCAGAACGCTGCGGGTTCAGCACCTTCGGGTGCGTCTGCCTGCTTGAACCACGGACGACGAGTGCCAACCGCTTGGTCGCGATTGTCCCACACCTTGACAACTCCCGCCTTGCGACATGCGGAGACGAGCCACTGCGGGAGGTCGCCGTGCTGCTTGCCAACCACCGACACGTCACCCTTGGGTGTGGCGGGGGAGATGGTTACCTGAACTGCGGACGAGGAGATTGAATCCTCGCTCACCATCGTTGCCGTGGGGAACGCCGCCTTGACCATCTCCACACCGTTGGTGGTCTGGAGTTTGTCGTTCACAAAGTTGAATGCCACGTCCCAATCGGAGAGCGTCGCTTCCAAGTTGTCCGACTTGGTGCACAGTTCAGCCGCAATCTTTGCGGCGACCTGCATGATGATTGACTGGTCCTTGCTAATCATTGCTATACCCTTCTGGGGTCAGGTCACTAGGTGACAGTTTGCTTCCCTTACAGATTGACCACCATGGACACCACGTTGCGCTACACAGGTAGTGCGTGTCATTCTTTGTCCATGATGTGTCAGTGCCGAGCAACACCGCTGTCCGCACAAGCGGACTAACAATGTTTCGTAGCCACTCGGCGTGGCTTTCGTTGCGATGGACAGGCAAAATCTGTGCCTTACCGCCACGAACCATAACGCCATACTTGAACGTGACCGGATACTCCAGCCAACCCATGGCGACAGCAGCAGCCGAATACATCGTCGGCTGAACCGCTTGCGATTGCTTCTCTCTGGCATTGTACTTGCGACCCGAGGTCTTCCAATCCCACACATCGGTAGTCGTCACGAGGTCGATTGTACCCTTGCCGAAGATGCGGACATGGCCAATCTTCTCGTCGTCCATTTCGCCAAGCAGAAACGAGAACTCTTTCTCCACGGCCACCACTTCGCCCACATGAGGGGCGACGTCGCGTTCCCATTCGGACATGAGTTCGCGAGCATGGTCATGAAGTTCCTCGTCGCTGTACCTCGTACGCATGAACGGTTCGGCGAGCAACTCGTTGAGTTTCTCGTGAGCGACCGTTGTGCCGTTGCCTGTGCCCTCCAAGATGGAGGCGATGCCAGCATGAACTGCCGTGCCCAGAATCGTGGCATCGTTAGGCTTCGACCACTCCGGTCGCACCATCGCTTGGCGTCCTCGTTCTGCGCACATCGTCGCGTCGTTTATCCACGACTGCCTGACATACACATCAAGGCCATCTGATGTTTGTTCAACTCTCATGGTTCACCTTGTCCAACGTGCGTCGGCGCAGATGCGCCGCGTACGTCTTGGTTAGTTCCAACCCGTACTTGGATTGGAGATGGATACGAACAGCCGTAGTCGTAGCACCGTTGATGAACATGCGTTGAACTTCGTTCATCTGTTCGGGTGACATCAGGGTCTTGCGTTCACTCTTGTTCCGCTTGCGTTCCTCTTCGGAGAGAACTTCAAGTTTGTACTGTACCACAAACTCATCGTGAAGCATGGCTTGTGCGACGAGTAGTTCTAGGATTGTCTCATCTGTCCATGGTGTAGATAGACCGAGCCGTTCCATGATTTGCTTCGTGTACCACCCGTCATTAGCCCAGTCCGCTAGGATTGGGGCGGGTTCTGTGACGACCACATCGCAGAGACATGTGGGCGGGTGTCCTGCCACAGGGCAGTTCTCGGGATTGGACAAGTGTCCTCCTTGTGTCCGTAGTAGTTACCAAATCCACGGCGCTTCGGGCGCCGTGGATACTGTATCCCCCTAGCAACTTCTGGCGAAGTTGATTGTAGCGTTTGGGTTTGTCAACGCAGGGGGCAGAAACGACAATAGCCCCCGACGCAGGGGATACCTGCGCAGGGGGCGTACTGTCACTTGCTTTGGGGAACCATCTTCACCCAACCGCCACGGTGTTTGATACATGACGGTGGTTCCAATAGTACCACATGGGTTGTCAACTTGGTGCCACACTTGGGGCATACCCAGCGTTCCGTGTTGTCAGAACGGCTCATCTGGCTGGGCTTCTGGCTGGAACCAACGCACAAGTTCAAGCACATTCAGGTAATCGTCCACTCGCTCAACGATTTCCTGAGGCAACTCCTGTAAGATGAAACGCGTCTTGTTCTTGTTGTCGTTGACATACAGCCCACAGTTCTCGCTCCATTGGAGTTCGTGAGAATGGACGTTGCCATGCTCATCGAAATCCACGAAGACAAGAGGGGAGTACACCATCGTGTACGGGGTTGATGCTTCTCTCATGCTTCCTCCTAGTTGTTTGCTGATTGGATTGCCCGAAGTTCTCGGATTGCGT